GCACAAAGAAATGCAGCAGTTGCTAACTTAGAGAATACAAGAAACCAAGCATTAAGTAACCTACAAGCAGAACAACAAAAAAATGCTGCAACATATAATCAACAAAGGTCAACAGCAAATGCACAAAATAGAATGAGTGCAAGAAACTTTCAAGAATACTTAGCATCTACAGGAAGAGCTAATTCAGGATTAAATGCACAAGCAAGGATGCAAAATGCAAATAATCTAAACACTTCACTTAATACATTAAACGCAGGTGAATCAGCAGCATTAGCAGACATTAACCGTAGAACAACAGATGCAAATAACGCATATAATACAGGACTAGCAAGTGCAAATGCACAAATAGAAGCAGACTATATTAAGAACTTACTAGACCAAAGAAATCAAGAACTAGCAAGAGACTTACAAGAAAGACAATTCCAAGAGAGTGTAAGACAATTTAATGAAAATCTAGCACTACAAAAGCAACAATTACAGCAACGTTTTAGCAGTGGTAGTGGTGGAGGCGGAAGATCCTCAAGACGTTATTACGGAGGTTCTTCAAAAACAAAAACAAAAAAACAAACAACAGCTCAGAAAGCAGCTAATGCAGGTGTAGCAGCAGGACAAGTAGCAGCTCAAACAGCAGCAAATGCAATAAATGCAGTTTTACCAAAAGTGGGAACAATAAGAACTAAAGATGGTGGAAATGCAAACGTAAAATTATATCTAAAAAATGGTAAATATTATTACAAAACAGCTAATGGAAAAGAAGTTCAATATAGCAATTAGGAGGTGGATTAAATATGGCTAAAAAGAAACAAAGAATTAATTTAATCGACCGAAATGGAAATTCACAAGTAGTTGAAGTAAATTCAACAGTATCAGAAACTCCAAGCAAAGAAACAAAAAAAAGCACGGTAAGTAGTGTAATAAGAGGGGGAATAAATAAAGCAAAATCTGATGCTAGAAACTATGGACCATTAGTAACCGTAGCAAGTACAGTAAATGGTTTAGGATTAGGAGCAACAGGAAGCAACCTTAATAAAAAAGATAACAAAGACCATAATTTACTAGATAATGCTTTACAAGTAGGAAAAAATGTAAGAGCAGGAGTTCAATCTGGTTTAATGTCTATTCCTGATTCTCAGTTATATGAAGTAAGAAATAGCCTACAAAAAGGTGAAAAGAAAGCCGAAGAAACAACAAATGCAAAAGATTCAACAAAAGAATTGCTAAAATCAGGAGGAAAGGCTTTACTTTATACATTAAGCCCAACTTTAGGACAAGCTGTAGACAATCTAAGTGGAAACAAAGAATATGATGAAGACGATAACGCTTTTCAACGAGCATTAAAATCAGCAAATAATACATATAACGTATTAGGTGGAACTAGAGGATTAGGCAAAACAGTAGAGGCAACAGGACAATTATATTCTGAAAATCAAGAAAGACAAGGTAAAAATGATAAATTATCTTCAAAAGTAGAGAACTTCCAAGAAACAATAGATAAACCTGCTGAAGATTATGCACAACAAGTTCAATTAGAAAATCAAAATTATAGTAAGCCAGTTCAATTCTTAGGAAACACAGGCCAAACTGTAGGAAATATGATTCCATCTATGCTAGTAAGTGCAGCAACTAAAAATCCAAATGCTGGTCTTGCAACAATGTTTTTACAATCAAAAGGTTCAGCAACAAAAGAAGCATTACAAAAAGGTGCTGATTTAGATGAAGCAAACGCAATAGGAACAGCAAAAGGTGGAATAGAAGTAGGAACTGAAAAGCTATTTGGAGGAATCAAATTCAAAGGTAAAAGTGTATATGGTTCTGGAACATTAGATGATATAACTGAAACAGCACTTAATAAACTTATAAAGAATAAAACAGCAAACTTCTTAGTAAAACAATTAGGAGTAAATAATGTAGGTGAAATATTAGAAGAAACAATATCAGATATTGCAGGAACTATAATAGATAAAAACACGACAGATCCTAATGCTTCTTATTCAATGAAAGATTGGGGTAACACAGCATTACAAACACTTGCAAGTACGTTAGCATTAAACTTATTAGGTGGAAGTTTTGGAAGAACATCATATAATGAAAACCTAAAAAGTATGAGTGATACTGAAATTGCTCAAATGCAAGATGCTTTAATTAAAACTTCTCCTGAAGATATACAAAGAATAGTATCAAAAGAAGTAGAATCAATAAATCAAAAAGTTCAAGAAGGCAAACTTGATGCAGAACAAGCCCAATTAGCAATAGAAACAATACAATCTGGTGGGCAAGACCTAATGGAAAATCAAGCTGCATTACAAAATGAGTATGGCAGACCTCAAAATACATTTGAAAGTAAACTAGAAATAGTTAAAAATATGCCTGACGTAGAAAAAGCAAAATTAGTTGAAATACATCAAAAAATTCAGAACGGTGAGCAACTAAATATAGATGAAATAGCAGCAATGCAATATTTTAATTCAAAAGGAACACCTCAGGCAACAGAAAACACACCAATTTCAAACGAAACAACTCTACCTAATGCAATTCCTCAAGAAACGCAAAACATTGCTCAAAACAGGGAAATAAACAATAATTATGCTTCTCAGGATTTAGAAGAGCCTCCAGTTGAAGAAGAACAAACTCCTTATTCTAAGCAAATGACTCAAGAAGAGGCTGATGAAATGCAAAGAGCACATTCAGAATCTCTTGATAGAATGGCTGAAGGAGCAGTAGGAAGAACTCCAGGAGAACAATTAATAAAAGATAATAATGTAAGTGATAGAAGAGTAAATGCTATTCAATATGATAATCCTGAAGTAAAAAAATACTATAGAGATGCTGCTGAAATAGTAGGTGCTGAAGCTGATATGGCTAAAGAAAATGCTTTCAAGAGTGGTATAAGAGAACAGCTAGATGAATTAGGAAGAACAGAATATAGAAGATATGCAGGATGGAATGGATTTATAAGTAAAGATTTGAGTGATTTAGCTAGAAATGGGCATTTAACAGCAAAACAAATAGAAAAAGCAGCAGATGATATAATTGAAGATAATGGAAAAGAAAATAATGCAAATGCTAAAAAACTAGAAAAGATTTTAGATAAGAGATTAAGAGAAGGTTATTCAGCTTTTGGAGATAACTTTGAGCCTAATCAAGATTATATAAATGAAATAGAAAACATTGCTTATGAAAAACAAAGACAAGGTGAATTAGAATCATTAGAAGATAGTAGTGAAACAGTAGAAACTAATGAAACTGCACAAAATAATAACGAGAATAAACAAGAGAGCACTGAAAACAGTGCTTTTAATTTGGAACAAAATATAGAAAATCAAACTAAACAAGAAAACATTCCTGATAAAGTAGAAGAACAGGTAATAAAAATAGGCAATAAAGAAATAAAATCTACTGATAAAGAATCTAAGTTAGAAAAAGAGTTAACTCCAGAAGAATTAAGAGATTTAAAAATAAAAGAAGTAAAAGAAAACTTAGAAGCAGAGTATGATGAAGAAAATATACCTAAGATATTAAAAAATACTGAACTTGCTAAAGAAAAGACGCCTACTAAAGAGAAAATCAAAAACTTAGAAACTATAGGTAAAATGCTATATGGTAAGTTATTCGATAAAGGAGAAGCTTTAGCCGAGATAGGTAGAAAGACAGGAAATAAAGAATTATACCCAACCTATGATAAATCATTGTTATATAGAGGTATAGCACAATATCAAATAGGAAATGCACAAACAGATTCAAATGGAACACCTTTTACTAATTTCAAAGATAAAAACGGTAAAAATGTATCTATGTCATGGGAAGGTATTTATAAAGATGCTAATAAAGCAAAAATAAATGACAATGTGTTAGATGAGTATCTAGTAGCACAACTAAACATAGATAGATTAAATCAAGGAATAAATCAGTTTAATATACCTGAAAGTGTTAGCCAAGAAACTATAGCAAGATTAGAACAAGAACACCCTGAAATTAAACGTATAGCAGGAAATGTATATACATATAGTAGAAATAGACTAAATAAAATGGTTGAAAGTGGCTTAGTATCACAAGAAACTGCTGATGAATTTAATCAAAAATTCCCTCATTATGTAAGAATACAAAGAGACGTTAAAAAAGGTAAAGGAAGTCTAGTATATGATAAACAAGGAAAAGTATCAGTAGATAGTGGTATTCAACGTGTAAAAGGTGGAAACTATGACATACTACCAATAAAAGAAACAGCAGCAAATTATGAGATACAATTAGAAAAAGCAATGGGATTAAATGCAGTAGGATTACAACTAGAAAAGTCATTAGCAACTCCAGTTGATTCTAACGGAAAGATAAATAAAATATCTGAAAATGGAGAATTATTAGACTTTGATCCTAATGAAGATACAATTTTAGGTGATGCTGTTGCTAAAGGGGCAGATGGTAACTATACATTTACAATATGGATGGATGGAGCACCAGTGAGACTACAAATTGACGCAAGAATATATGAAGCATTAAAAACAGATAGACAAAGTTGGTTCGAACAAAAAATAACTCAACCTACATTTGGAAGAATATCATCTATTCAAAGAGCACTATTAACTGATAAAAACCCAATATTCTTAGCAACAAACTTCTTAAAAGATATTGGAGATGCACCTTTAAATAGTAAATATGGAACTGTAGAGTTCTTTAAAAATTATGGTGTAGCCATGAATGAAATGAGAAAAGGAACAAAAAGTAAATTATGGCAACTTTATCTAGCAAATGGTGGATTACAAAACTCTTACTTTGAAAACATGAAATTCAACGATACAGGAAAGAATAAGGTTCAAAAAGGAGCAAAAAAAGTAACCGATGCAATATCTAAAGCTAACAATGTAATAGAACAATTACCAAGATTTGCAGAATTCATTACAACATTGAATCATGGGGGTTCATTGAATGAAGCAATGTATAATGCAGCTGAGATTACTACAAACTTTAAACGTGGTGGAAACATTACAAAAACATTAAATAGAAATGGTTTTAACTTCTTAAACGCATCAGTTCAAGGTTTTGATAAACAAGTAAGAAACTTTGCTCAAATAGGAACTAATAGAAAAGCATTTGTTAAGTATTTAGCAAAAGCAACAATATTAGGAATGGCACCAGCCTTAGTAAATGATTTTTACTATGATGATGACGATGAATATAAAAACCTAAAAGATTATGTTAAAGACCAGTATTACTTAATCAAAGGTAGAGACGGTGAATGGATTAGAATACCTAAAGGTCGTGTTATGAGTATATTTGGAGCTGCTGCAAGAAGAACAAAAGAACTTGCGTCAGGAAATAAAGATGCTTTTAAAGACTTTGGTCAATTAGTAAGTAATCAAATTGCTCCTAATAACCCATTAGATAATAATATTCTTTCTCCATTTGTAGCTGTAGCAAATAATAAATCATGGAGTGGAAACGAGATCGTATCTGATTATGAAGAAAAGAATTATTATGCTGAAGACCAATATGATAACAGCACTGATAAATTCAGTATATGGTTAGGCAAGAAACTAAAATATTCACCTAAGAAAATTAATTACTTATTAGACCAATATTCAGGTGGTATCGGAGATGTATTACTTCCTATGAACTCAAATGCAGCTAAAAGCAATGTAGTAAAAGATAAATTTACAACTGATGCTGTAATGAAGGGCAAAACAGCAGGAGAATTTTATTCAGCACTATATGATGCCTCAAAAGCTAAGAACCACCTTAAGAAAGAAGGCAATAAAGACACTATTGAATATCAAGAAAAGAACAAAGTATATAGCTACTTATATTCTGTAAGCAATCAATTAAGCGAGTTAAGAAGTAAACAAGATGAAATTCAAAGTGATAATAGTTTGAGTAAGAAAGAAAAATATGACAAAGTTAAAGAAATTCAAAGAGAAATCAACAAAGAAATGGAAGAAGCTATTAAGAACTCAAAAGATGTTGAAAGGACTAATGAATACATTAGAATTGGAAACACATATTACGATAAAACTACTAAAAAAGACGGAACAACTGAGTATAGAAAGAGAAAAAATAAATAAAAAAGAGGTGATAAAAGGATTAGAATAGACCCAAATTCATTAAACGCAGAAATGGTTCGAGGTGATACTGGAACCTTTTCTGTTCGACCTAAAATAAATGGCGAGTATGTTCTAAAAGAAGGAGACCATTTATGGTTTACCGTAAGAAAAATCAAAGATAAAACAATACTACTTCAAAAAGATGTTACTGAATTTGATGATGGAAAAGCAGAGATAATAATCAATCCTAGTGATACAGCAAACTTTGAAATAGGAAACTACATCTATGATTTAAAAATGATAAGAGGGGATGGAACTGTAGATTCTCTAATACCTGGAGGAAGAGACTCTGCATATTTTAGTATAAAGCGAGGTGTTAAATAATGGATAATTACCATGTAGGAAGTGTTCCTTTAATAGAAATAGAACTACCTGGAGGAGCACGAGGACTTAAGGGAGACCAAGGGCCAAAAGGAGACAAAGGAGACAATTATAATCCAATTATAGAAGAAGTGGAAACATTAGAACCTACTCAACCAGCAACAGCAGAAGTAAGAGCAGATAATAATAATATCTATTTCTCATTTGGTATTCCTAAAGGAGACCCAGGAGAGGGAACAAAACTATCAGACTTTGATAATGACGTAGGCTTTGTAACAGCAGATACAACCGAATTAGAAAACTACGCATTAATAAACAATACTTACACAAAAACAGAAGTAGATAATTCCTTATCATCAAAAGCAAACACAAGCGAAGTAAATGCAGCGTTAGCAACAAAAGCAAATATATCAGACGTAATTGATAATCTAACAAGCACTGAAACAGCAAAACCATTAAGTGCTAAACAGGGTAAAATATTAAAAGATACACTTGACGAACAAGAAGAAAAAGTAAATAAAAAACCTTATGTATTCAACAACGTTGCTAGTATGAAAGTAGATAATACTCTAGCAGATGGTATGAGTGTTCAAACACTAGGTTATTATGAAATTAATGATGGTGGTCATGGTGAATATGTTATTGTTGATGATGATACATTAGTTGATGATGGTGGTTCAATTCATGTTTTAAATAATGGATTAAGAGCTAAATTAATTATAGATAATTATATTAATGTTAAACAATTTGGAGCTAAAGGAAATAATTTAAATGATGATACTCAATCAATTCAAAATGCTATTAATCAAAATGTAGGAAATATTATATTTCCAAAAGGCGAATATGTTATTACTAGTCAATTAGTAATTAAAAATCATAATTATATTGGTTATAATGCTGAAATTGTAATATCTAAAGATAGTGATACAGAATATTTAATATATAATGAAAATTATTCTTCTAATGCTAATACTAATACTTTTAGTTTTCATAATATTAATTTTAAATTAATAAAAGGTGGAAATGGGTCAAATTACATATTATCATTTAAAAATATTAAAAATGTTATATTTGATAAATGTAGATTTTATACTATTAATGATTTTAATAAACCAACACATTTATTAGATTTAAGATGTAATAGTGAAAATGTAACTATAAGAGATTGTGATTTTTATATTGATGAAGCAGATTCTTCTACTAGAGCAACTTGTTTATTAGTTAGAAATTATCAAGGAGATTCAAATTCATATACTAATAATATAACTATTGATAATTGTACTTTTAATAAAAATTGTACTGATGAAATATTATGGATTAATAGTGATAGTGGATTATTAACGAATGTTAATGTATATAACTGTAAAATTATAGATAATGCAAATGGTTCTAATTCTATTTGGTTTGGTGCTTCTCCTAGTGGAACAATTAAAAATTGTAAATTAAATGATTCATATATTTATAAAGAAACATTAAATTCTAGAGTAATTACATTAGGTATGAAATCAGCTGAAACAGATACACCTACTATTAAGGATATAAGTGTAAATGATTGTGATATTTATATAAATGATACATCAAATGGTAATTATACATATATTATTCTTGGTGAAAAGACAATATCATCAAACATTTCAATTAATAATACTAAAATTAAATATGACAATACTAATTTATTAAGATATTGTTTTCATAAAATACAAAATATTAATAATTGTAATGTTGATATATCTAGTGAAAGTGCAACTGATAATATAGTATTTAGTAACGTTGATAATGTTAATGGTGGTAAATATACCACATCAGGATTAGTAACTGATTATCCTATTGATATAAATAATGTAGAAATAGATTGTAAAAGATTATTAGCTTTTACTTATGCAAATACAGGAACAAATAATTTTAATATAATTAACTCAACATTTAAAACATCTGAAGATTTAATTGATACTTCTTATAATACAGCTATTATTAATTTACTATTTAAGAATTGTATAATAAAAAATACAAAGTATTTATCTAATTTTTATTCAGTTAGTAATTCAACTGATAGTAGTATATATTTAATTGATACAGATATTAGTAATGACAACTTAATAAAATCAAATAAACCAACATTATATCTTTATAATGTAACTTTAAATAATAAAATGCTAACAGGTATTCCTACAAATGCAAATACAAAAGGTGCTTGTGCTATTGGAACAATTATTCCATCAGTTGCAAATAGCACAACTCATGCGTTTGTTAAAAAAATTAGTGATGGTGATACTGATAGTAATTGGACAGAAATTTAGAATGAGGTGAATATATGGAAAAATATAATAAATATCATGAATCTTTAATAGTAGATTATTGTGATTAAAGGAGGCAACAAAAGGAAATTAAATAATAAAGTTTACAATGTATTTAAGTGGGGATTGATTATATTCATCCCTGCTTTAATTACATTACTAGGAACATTAGGACAAATATACAATTTTGATACTGAAAAGATTGTTTTGACAATTTCAGCAATATCTACTTTTTTAGGAGTTATTACTGGAATTTCAAATTATAATTATAAAAAAGGAGATGAATAAATGTTAAAAGGAATTGATATTTCACATCACCAAAGAGGAATCACATTTGGAAACGATATTGACTTTGTTATATGCAAAGCAACAGAGGGTATTGGCTATGTAGATGAGGAATGTGATAAAGCATATCAAAGAGCAAAAAAAGAAGGAAAACTTTTAGGAGTCTATCACTTTGCTAGACCTGATTTAGGTAATTCAGCAATAGGAGAAGCAGATTGGTTTCTAAAAAATATACAAGGTTATATAAAAGAAGCTATTCTAGTCCTAGATTGGGAAAGTGGAGATTTAAGCAACGTAGCATGGGCAAAAGCATTTTTAGATAGAGTCTATGAGAAAACAGGAGTAAGAGCAATATTATATGCTTCACGTTCACCAATAAATAGTTATAACTGGAGTTCAGTAGCAAATGCTGATTATGGATTATGGGTAGCAGATTATGGATCAAATACAGGAACGCCAGGAAATAAACCAGTAGTAAAATGGTGGCCTTTTTACATATTATGGCAATATACTTCACGTGGTAGAATATCTACTTATGGAGGTAATGTAGACTTAAATTACTTCTATGGTGATGCTGATACATGGAGAAAATATGCTAATCCTAGTGGAACACCTAGTAAACCATCTCAACCTAGTAAAAAATCAAATGAAGAACTTGCTAATGAAGTATTGCAAGGAAAATGGGGCAACGGAGAAGATAGAAAGAATCGTTTAACACAAGCAGGTTATGATTATCAAGCAATTCAAAATATAGTAAATCAAAAAGTAGGAGTTAAAAAACCTACAGCAACATATTACACAGTAAGAAGTGGAGATAATCTTACTAAAATAGCAAAGCAATATGGAACAACAGTAAATCAAATAGCAAAATGGAATAATATTAAGAACGTAAACTTAATATACCCAGGACAAAAATTAAGAGTTAAATAAGGAGGAAAATATGAAGATTAAGAAAAAAGTAGAAGAACCAGTAATGGAAGAAGAAAGAATTGAAGAACCAGTAGTAGAAGAAAGAGTAGAAGAACCTAGAGTAGAAGAACCTGAATATTATATGCTAGGAAGAACTGAAACATTAGAAGATGTAGCAAAAAAATTCAATACTACTGTAGAAAGATTAAAAGAAATAAACGGAGAACTTTCAGCAACTAATCAAATGAGAGTAAGATAAGATGGAAGAGAAGGGCTTAGCATTAGAGCTTTTATCTGATTATAAGAAAGCTAATAGAAGACAATTTATAATTATTCTAGTATTGATATTAATGTGGTCTTTGACTATAGGCTATCTAGTTTATACATTAAATGATATAGGAACGGTTGAAACAACTAATCAAGAGATTACAGGCGTGGAGACTATTGATAACAGTAATATTGCGAATGGAGATATAAATGGGGACAATAAAGCAGACTAAAACTATAACTAAATATAGAAAGTCTAAAACAAAACCTAAACACTGTCCTACCTGTGGTGCGTTCGTAGGTAATAGAGGTAGAAAAAGTGTTAAAAATAGAGTTTACAAATGATGAACTAGATTATATAAAGTCAAAGATCCATTTTACTGAATTTCAAGAAAGAATAATAAAATATAGACAAAATGAATATTCATTAACTAAAATGGCTATGCTAGAACATTGTAGTGAAAGCACAATAAGTAGAGAAGTTAAAAAAGTTAAGAAAAAGATAATGAAAGTAATATGACAAAAAGCGGGTAATTCCCGCTTCTTTTTTTGTGCAATAATGGAGGCAGAAAGGAGAGATATACCTAGATAATTGTTTAAAATGCAGTTTATGGGTCAAAATATCTCTCTTTTCATTTAGGAGGAATACTATGTTTAATACTTATGGCCCACAGGCTAGTTTAGATAGAATAAATAGTCATATTGCTGAACTAGAAAAGATGAAACAGCAACTATCTCAACAACAAATGCCTACTAATTTAACTCAAAACTTTCAAATAGCACCTAATCAAGGTGGAATTAAGTATGCAGAAAGTCTAGAACAAGTAGAAAAAGAACTTGTTATGCTAGACACTCCATACTTTAGTCGAGATATGTCAGTTTTATGGCTAAAAAGAGCCCAAGGAGACACGAAAACATACGAACTTAAGGAAATAGTCAAGAAAGATGAAAAAGACTTAAAAATAGAGTTTTTAATGGCAAAAATAGAAGAATTAGAAAAGGAGATAAATAATGAACCAAATAACAACGATATTGATGAATCAAGTGAAAGCAAAAAATCCTCAAGCATTTCGAAGAATAGAACAACTAATGCAAAATCAAAGTAATCCTATAGAAATATTTAAACAAGTAACAAATGGTTATAGCAATGAACAAATGAATAACTTCTATAATCAAGCAAAGAATATGGGATTTAGTGATGATTTAATCAACCAATTAAAGAATAATACAAAATAAAAAAAGCAAAAAGACTATTTTATCTTCTTGCCCTTAGACCAAGGTATATGGCCTTTTCTAAATGAAGTAACGTTATATATTTTACTATTTCTAGTTCCAAAGTTGCAATTTTCTTTTGGGGTACACCATTCCAAATTATACACATTATTATTTGTTTTATTTTCATCTATATGATTTACTTGTGATTTATTATCTGGATTAGGTATAAATGCCTCTGCAACCAATCTATGAACCCCAACATACTTTCTATTGTTATTTACGGTGAAAGTTACTTGCAAATAACCATTTCGCTTTTGGTATTGTTTTAAAATACGACCTTTAAACAATACATTACTGTTATTCTTTATTCCACTATTAACAGTTCTGTCTAAACTTCTTACTCTCCCTAAATTGCTAACTTGGTATAACCCCTCATAATCTTTCACATCTTTCCAAATTTCTCTCATATAACTTCCTTTCTGTTAGATAAAACAAAAAGACTTATATAGGTACTGGAGTTTATTGTCGAGATAAGTTCCAATACCTATATAAATCTTCTTGCTTATCTCGACATATTCATCATACCATAGATTGAATATTAAGTAAAGGATTTAAATATTTAGAAAGGAGATGTTAAAATGAACGGAGGTATTCAACCAACAGTAGATTTAGCTACTAATAACAGTGGATTCGGAGCATTTGGTGGCGATGGAATCTGGGCTTTAGTTTTATTGGCTTTATTATTTGGTGGTAACAACGGATTCGGTGGATTCGGTGGAAACGGATGGAATAATATAGCAACTACAGACTATGTTTCAAGTGAATTTACTCAAAGAGACATTAATAGTGGATTTCAAAACACTAACAACTTAATCTCAAGTGGATTTACTAACCAAGCAACAAACACTTGTAACTTAAGAAGTGATGTCTTAACTGGTAACATGGGACTACAAAATTCAATCTTAGGAAGCTCTAATGATATTCAAAGAGATATTTTAACTCAAACTAATGAGTTAAATACTAACTTATTAACTTCAGCATTACAAAACCAAGCAAAAATGGACCAATGTTGCTGTGATTTAAGAGCTCAAGGAATTGAAAACACTCAAAAAATACTTGATGCTATGAGTCAAAATACTATTGATGATTTACGTTCACAAGTAAATGATTTAAAGAACACTATCACTGCTAATGGTATTGGAACAAGTATAGTAAATCAAGTAAGACCATACCCAATTCCAGCATATATTACTGGTGGAAGCCCTTATCAATCTGTTTTTCCATACTTTGGTAATAATTTTTATGGAAACACAATAGTGTAGAAAACAAACAGGACTTGGATTTGGAACTAAAATATGTTATAATTTAATTGGGTGATAATATGCCAAAAAAATTAACTTATAACGAAATTAAAAAATATATTGAAGAAAATAGTAAAGGGACGTGTACATTACTATCAACAAATTATATAAATAGTGATACACCTCTTATTCTTCAATGCCAATGTGGCAATATTTATCAAAGAACATTTAAAAAAATAAAATTAGGAAGATTTCTTTGTAAAAAATGTAGTGATAAAAATAAAAGTAAATTATATTCTTATGAATTAGATGAAGTGAAAAAAATTATTAAAAATAATCATTGTGAATATATTTCAGGGGAATATATAAACAATAATTCTAAATTGCTTTTAAAATGTGAATGTGGCAATGAATTTTATAAAGATTTAAACCATTTTTTAAGAGGACAAAATAGATGCCCAAAATGTGGTAATAAGGAATTAAAAAAATCAAAAACCAAATATTCGATTGATTTTGTAAAAGAAACAATAAAAAAAGATGGATATGAAGTGATTGATAACAAATATATAAGTTGTGATGCACCAATTTTGTGCAAATGCAAAAATGGACATATATTCAATTTATACTTTTCAGATTATCTTTATAGAAATAGAGGTTGCCAACAATGTTCTTTTTTAAATCATTCTGGAGAAAATCACTGGAATTATAAAGGCGGAGAGAGTGAAGTATTAGATTATTTTAGAAAAAACATAAAAGAATGGAAAGTAGAAGTTATGAAAAAATATAACAACACTTGCTATTTAACTAATTCTAAAAGAGATTGCGTAATACACCACTTGAGAGGATTCAACACAATTATTAAAGAGAGTTGTGAAGAATTACAAATACCTTTATACAACAAAATAAAAGATTATAAAGCAGAGGATTGGAATGATTTGAAGGAAAAAGTTTTATCTAAGCACACAGTAAGTAATGGAGTGTTACTTCAAAGAAAAGTTCATAACAAATTCCACTCATTATATGGCAAAGGAAACAACACTAAAGAACAATTTAATGATTTTATTGATAAATATTATCCAGGTAAGAAAAAAGTTTAGCATAATGTCATTTGACAATCTCTATTGAGAACTTGCTAATAAAGAATAGGCGAGTTCCTATTCTTTTTAAATGAAGGGAGGAATAACAATGATTCAAAGTTTACAAGAACAAGAACTAATTCTAACATCTAATACAGCACCTATTACTTTTTCTGATACTGATTTAAGAACAAATAGTGCTAACTGTCAATGGGGATGGCTTAATCATAATGAAGGACAAGCTACATTTAACATTGTAAGTGGAGGAATATATGAGATTGATTTTCAAACGAATGTTACAAGTGCTACTGCTGGTAATGTCGCTTTGGCTATCTTTGCTGATGGCACTCAACTAGCAGGAAGTGAAATGGACACACCAGTAACAGTAGGAATCTATACTAATGTATCTGCTAAAAAGTATATAAGAGTATGTGGTAGAGGAAGTGTATCAATCACAATAAGAAGTGTTCCTACAATAACTTATGACGGAACTACAACAGATACTCAAATACCAATCGTTAAAAATGCTAATATTTCAATAAAGAGATATGCTTAGCAATGATATATCACTAATATTACAAGCCGTAAGTTTAGAAATATTACTTAGAGACTATAATAATAGTGATTTAATGCAAGAATTACAAACACAAGACGAGAAGTATTTGAAAAAGATAATAGAGCAAAACAGGGAAATAATAAGACTTCTGGAAAGGAGTGATTCTTATGGAAGAGAAGATACTAAAAATAACAGGTGAATATATAGAACAAGTTGCTGATAATGGTTTAGAAGATGTAGATATAGACTATTTATCACAAATTGTAGATATTCATAAAGATATGAAGGAGGTAGAATGTATGAATTACGGAAGATATGGAAATTATAACGAGTATGGTAGAAGAGGAGTAGATGCTAAATATCGTGGAGAAAATTATATGGACAGCATGAGAGGAAGTTATAGAACTTATGAAGAAGCACGTAATGAGTTTAACGCAGGTAATTACGGAGCAAAAGAAGATGGATTAAGAGAATTAGAATATATGATGCACTCAGCTATGAAATTTATCAAAATGATAAAAGAAGAAGCTACTTCACCTGAAGAGCAAGAGATTGTTAGAAAACATATTATGAAGATAAGTGAAATGTAATGTTTCAATACTATAATAAAAATCCATACAATAGAGATATTGAGGATTGTGTTATTAGAGCTTTATCGTTACTAACAAATAGAGATTGGGATGATACTTATCAAGAACTAGCATATTATTCATCAAAAGATGGTTATATGACAGATAATGTAGAATTTGTAGAGAATTACCTAGACGATAGATACCCTAGAGAATGTCATTATTCAAAGACAGTAGGGGAGTTTGCCGAAGAAAGACCATTCGGTAAGTATATAGTGAGCATGAATAATCATGTAACGTCTATCATAGATGGGATGATAGTAGACACGTTTAATCCTAGTGATAGAATAATGCGTTGTGCATGGAGAATAAAAGACTAGAAATAGTCTTTTTCTAGTCTAAATAATTTCTACCATAACGTCCAATGAAGTCGGCAATAGATTTATTATAGTAGTCCATCCAAGCCTGTTGAGCTATCTTTTGTATTTCTACAATCTCCTTCCAAAACTTAGGATTTTTGTGAAATGATATTTTACCTGTTCTGTGCATCTCAGGAGTTAAAAATATAACAAGTCCATCTTCTATACATTTCTTTCTGTTTCTAACACCAGGGAATACCTCGTTTCTTTCTAATCCTGGGATTCTTTCAGTTGAATACCACTTGTTAGGTGGCAAAATACATTTTTCTTTCATACAACCTCCTTAATATTGACTTATTTAGAAAAACGTGGTTTAATACCCCCTTACCAAAGGAGGTGGAGTAGAGGAGTGATGCAAATTACATACCAAAAACGCAATGGATGTATATTTCAAAGATTAAGAGAAACAGCACTACCCTACAAAATAGGCGAGGAAACATCTATGGGTTGGAAGGTATTAAACATTGAATATGAATATAATAATGAATATTATTCAGAGCATGACTACTATAAAATGATCCAAAAAAGAAAAGAAAAATTCATTAAGAGAAAACAAATAGAAGATACTCTAAAAAAAGAATTAAAATCTTTCTTATATAGTTTTATAGTAGTAATAATCTTATATACTTTAAAAACCTTATTTAATATATAATAAGGAAGTATATAACCTTATTTTTATATAATAAGGAATAAGCATCATTTCTTGACGTTGGTATATAAAGATTTACAAGCAATTCAAAATAAAAACAAAATAATTTAAAAATATGTTGACACACTCAAAAAGATATGATATAAATATAATTGTAAGAGGGTAACACAACCCCAAATAATTGTATCTCGAGAAGTTAACATAATATCAATTTCAAGAAGTTAGGACTCTCGAGATAAATATCTCGGGAGTTTTTTGTTACCAGAAAGGAGATGTTATGAAGAACCCTAAATACCCTAATCTTGTAGCTGAAATGGCAAGAAGAGGAGATACACAAATAACTCTAGGTAAATTACTAGGATTAACAAATAATTCAGTTCATAGAAAAATGACAGGTAAATCACAATGGACTATCAATGAAATTGAAATACTATGTGAATACTTCAACAAAGATTATGATGAATTGTTTAAGTAAATCTTAATTATATTATACCACGAAGGAGGAATAAAATGGCACAAAAAAAGAGAAACCAACGACATAAGATTTCTCAACTTGAATTATATCAAAGAGAGGGGGAAATTGCAAGACGAAACAAGATAGCAAATATTTAATAAACGAAGACCCAATATTCTTTTTACCATCATTAGCTGTTGGAATTGGTCTAAATGAAGCAATATTACTACAAAAGATTCATGGCTGGTTACAATGTACCCCTAAAGAAAACGTAGGAAGAAATTGGATTTATAACACATATAAAAGTTGGCACGAACAATTACCATTTATGAGTGAAACAACAATTAAAAGGGCTATGAAGATCCTAATTGATAAAGGAATAGTAATAACTGAAAACTTTAATAAAAAGAAATTTGATAAGACATTATGGTATTCAATAGATTATGAAAAATTAGCAGAAAACGTTGAAATTACCGATAGTGTCAAAATGGACTATCGATTAGGTCAAAATGACACTACGATGGTGTCAAAATGGACTAACTATACCAATAATAACAACAATAATAACAACAATAATAAAGAAATATATAAAGAAAGTTTTGAAGAGTTATGGAAACTATACCCAAACAAAAAAGGTAAAACTGAATCATATAAGAAATTTGTTAAAGCAATTAAAGACGGAGTATCTATAGAAACCATAAGAGATGGAATACAAAGATACATAACTTATATAGAGATTGAACATATAAAACCACAATACATAAAAAACGGCAGCACCTGGTTCAATCAAAGGTGTTGGGAAGATGACTACTCAACAAACAGAAAACCTACAACAAGAGATATAGCACCAAAAATTAAATACATGGACTTTTTAAAGGAGGATTCAAATGACTAAAGAGGATTTTTTAGAAGGAATAACAGTTTTAGGCATTGCATACGATAAAGAGTTTACTCAAGAACAAGTAGAAGTTTGGTATTCAATGCTAGGTGGTTATACAAAAGACCAGTTAAGAACTGCTATTAAAGAATTAATAAAAACTGAAACATACCTACCAACAATAGCACACATTACTAAACAAATTGCAAAGAATCAAACACAATCATTAGCAAGTGGTGAAGAAGAGTGGGAGCAAGTATTAAGAACAATACATAGATATGGTTCATATAGACAACAAGAAGCATTAGAACACATGAAACCATATACAGCATACATAGTAAATCTTATAGGCTATCAAAATATATGTATGAGTTCAGATAATACATGGAATAGAAAAGAATTTATAGCTGAATACGAACAACTAAAAGATAAAGAACAAGAATTATTAATGACAGGAAACACAAACAACTTAAAAATGCTAACAAATATAAAACTACTAGGTGATTCTGATGACCTATAAAGAATTCGACAAAATGAGTGATGAAAGAAACAAATACACTTACAAATGCAAATGCTCACATACTTTCACTATATTCCCAATGGAACATAGAGAATATAAAAATTGTAATTATTGTGGAAGAAGAGTATACGTAGACCCAGTAAAACAAGAAGAGTGGGACAAAAAAGAAAAATTTAAAAATAAAATGAGAGGATTATTAAAATGAATAAATTAAGTGAAAACGATTTCAATATACTGCAAAGAATATCAAATAAAAGAAGTATAAAGATAGACATTAAAGACATAGATAATGAGTTTTGGATTTCAACTGATGAACTACTAAATCTAATATGTGAATTAGATGATTCTATAGATGAAGAACAAGAAAGGTATAGAGATTTAGAACAAGAAGTAGAAGATAACTATAGACCAATACCAATGGAGCAACAACTATGATTAGAAAGTTTATAGAAGCTATATCAAGCCAAATCGAAAATGATAAATTAACAAAAGAATTAGAAAAAGCAAATAAACTAAATGATCAATTACTACAAAGGTGTGAAACTTTATCAATAGACAATAGAAAAATGTATGTAAAAACAAAACAAATGGAGAAAAAAATAAGAGAAATGAGGGAGAAAAATGGAAAAGCTAAGACCAGGAGAAAACCCAATGAAAGAAAACCAATTAATAGCACACGAAACAGTAAATAAACAAAAAAGATACGCACAAATAAAAGAAATATTAAAAGACAGACAAATGACTTTTAGAGAAATAGCACAAGCTATGTATGAAGCAGGTTATACAATCGGCCCTGAAACAACATATAGTCAACCCAGAGTAACCGAACTCGTAAGATCTGGAGATATAGAACCGATAGGAAAAACAAAAAGTGAAGTAACAGGAAAGACAGTAACAGTATTTCAATTAAGGGAGGATTAATATGAAATTTGAAGAATTAAGTAAGATAAGTGTAAACGGACATACCGAGAATAAGAACGGACTAACATACCTATCATGGACATGGGCATGGAGCGAAATAAAGAAACATTGTCCTGATGCAAGTTATGAGATTTTAAGATTCGAGAACAATTTACCTTATGTATATGATGAAAACACAGGTTATATGGTATTCACAAAGGTTACTATTGATAATCAAACTTATGAAATGTGGTTACCAGTTATGGACGGAAATAATAAAGCAATGTTAAATCATCCATATACATACAAAGTAAAAGAGTATAAAGACGGAAAACAAACAGGAAATTACATTGAAAAGCACGTAGAACCAGCAAGTATGTTTGATATTAACAAAACAATAATGCGTTGTTTAGTAAAGAATATAGCAATGTTTGGTCTAGGTATATACATATATGCTGGAGAAGATATGCCTGAGGGTTATGAAATATCTAAAGAAGAGGCTGAAAGAGTAATAGTAAGTTATGGAAAATATGCTGGAAAAACATTAAAAGATATAGCTAAAGAGGATGAAAAATACTTAATGTGGATGGTTAGTCAAGAGGGAACAAAACAAAGTTTAAAAGAAGCTATTTCTAAAGTATTAGCATTACCTACTGAAGAAGAAAGCAAACAAAGAATAGCATTAATGAACGAATTAAATAATCTAGTAGAAGAAACTAATTGTGATTATGAAGCACTAAAAGACCATTATAAAGTTAAATCAAATAATGAAATGACAATAGCACAATTACAAGAAGCAGTAAATACATTGAAAAAGAGGGTGAAATAATGTTTGAGTGTGAGAATTGTGAAAGAGAATTTGAAGAACCTGAAATTATTGATAATGAAAAAAGATGCCCTTATTGTAAATCAAGCGACATTGTAGGAGGAGAAGAGGAATAATGAATCAAGTTATTTTAATTGGAAGATTAACAAAAGATCCTGAATTAAGAGAAACAAGTAATGGAAAACCAGTAGCAAGTTTTACTTTAGCTGTAGATAAATTTGGAGAAGGAGCTGACTTTATAAATTGCGTTGTTTGGAATAAACAAGCTGAAAACCTAGCAAAATATCAAAAAAAAGGTGGGCAAATAGGTGTTTCAGGTAGAATTCAAACAAGAGATTATGATGATGAAAAGGGAAATAAAAGATACATTACAGAAGTTGTTGCCGATAATATTGAATACTTGGGAGCTAAAAAAGAATCGTCTCCAGATTCTAATCAGGAGCAAGGCAAACAAGAACCAGTAGAACCACTTGAATTTTCAACAAAGACTACTACACAAGAAACAATAGAGTATACTGATTCAGATTTACCTTGGTAGGTGATTTATGAAAGAGATATGGAAAGATATTCCTGATACAAACGGCAACTATCAAGTTAGTAATCAAGGAAATGTTTGCAACGGAGATAAATATCGACATACAGCAGGTGGCTATATATGGAGGTATGCAGATGATAGGGACTCCTGAAGAACTATTACCATATTTATGGCAATTAGATAAAGAAAAGAAATATGAAATAAAAGAGTGGAAAGAAAAAAGGAGTTTAAGTTCTAATGCTTATGCTTGGGTCTTAATCACAAAGATAGGAAATGAATTAAGAAAGTCAAAAGAAGAAGTATATTTACAAATGCTTAAAGATTATGGGCAAAGTGAAGTTGTATCTATATTATCTTCTATTGACCCAGTAGGCTATTTCAAATACTACGAAAAAATAGGAACAGGAGAAATAAATAATAAATCATTTACTCATTACAAAATATATAAAGGAAGTAGTGAATTTGATAGCAAAGAAATGTCTATATTTATAGACGGAATCGTTCAGGAATGTAAATCTTTAGGAATAGAAACTTTAGATGAAATAGAAATAAAAAATCTAATAGAAAGTATGTAGGGGAGAATATTATGAGTGCTAATGTAATGCTAGATACAAACGATATAAGAGATATATGTAATTATTTAGATTATGTTTTAAAAGTGCAAAAAAAAAGACCTGATGAAGATTGGGATGATACTTTTTATAATCAATTAAGAATAAGACAACTTCAATATAAGTTAAAACATAATAAAAGATATATAGATCATGAAAGAAAAGTAAGGATTTTAAGAGCAAATATAGATGCAGGAATTGATATTGAAAAGGAAACTATATAGAGCTAAAAGAAAACATAATATTCTTCTAATAATATATTATAAATGGAAAATAAGGAGATTAAAATGGTAGAGAAAGCAATGGCAATAGGGTTACTAGGTTGTATATTATGTATGTTTGGATTTGTAGCATTATTTACATATCCACCAAAAACTGAAAAGAAACCAATGACAATGGATGAGTGTTTACAAACAATAGGAAATTATGAATTATGTGAAAATAAGATGAGAGGTAATAATGGATGAGTGAAGAAAGATTACAAGAAATAAAAGATAGTATAAGTCTACAATACAAAGTTCAAGAAGCAAATGATTTAGATAATTTTAATATATTTACTGATGAAGAACAAGAATTAGTAGATGAAATAGAAAGACTAAATAAAAGAATAGATAAAGCAATAGAATTTATAGAAAAGAAAATGGAATATTATTATGAAGAAGATATAGATAATTTATTAGATATATTAAAAGGAAGTGATGAAATATCAAAGTAATAGATTTATTAAATAAGTTATATAATAATGAAGAAGTACCAAAAAGGATAAAAATTGGTGTGTGTTATTTAACTTTAAATAAAAATAAAGATAATTACATATATGATAATAGTGATGAATATTATGGTGATGAATTAATACATTGGTACGATTTAGGTATGAAAGTAGAAATAATAGAAGAAGATTTAGAAGAAACAAAAAAGTGCTTAAAGGAAGCAAACGAAGAAATAGAAAGACTAAATAATATCATAAATGAAGCAATAGAATATATAAAGAAACATGGTGATTATAATAAATCGAGTGGTTGCATAGAAGAACTAGATTTATATAAAATTAATGAACTTTTAGAAATATTAAAAGGAAGTGAAAAAGAGTGAGTGAATTAGATGAAATAATGGAAGGAAAACATGAAATAAAACATTTACACATTGAGGAAGATACAATTGCATTTGAAACTGAATTAGATAATCATACTTGGAACTTAACTCCAAGAGATATTGAGATAATAATATATTGTTTGCAACGAGAATTACAACAAAAAGAAACCATAATAAAAGAAGTAAGAGAATATATAAAACAATCAGGACAATATTTAGAAGATATAAAAAGATTTAATGTAGATGTGTTAGAACCTAATTATTTAGATATTTTAAAAATATTAGATAAAGTAGGTGATGAAAAATAGAAATTTGGAAAGATATAACTGGTTATGAAAACATATATCAAGTTAGCAATAGAGGAAATGTTAGAAAAACAAAAGACAAAAAATTGTTAAAACAAACTAACACATATAATGGTTATAAAATAGTCAGTTTAAAAAACAAACATTATAGAGTGCATAGACTTGTTGCAGAAAACTTCTTAGATAATAAAGATGATTTGCCTTATGTTAATCACAAAGACGAAAACAAGTTAAATAATAATGCTGATAATTTGGAGTGGTGCAATGCTAGTTATAACATAAATTATGGAGATAGAAATAATAAAGTTGCTAAAAAAGTAAGCATATGGAGAAAGAAAAAAGGCAGTGATTATAGTCCAAGAAAAAGAAAAAGAGTAGCACAATATACTCTTAATGATGAATTTGTAAAAGAATATAGGAGTATAAATGAAGCAGGGAGAGAACTAAACGCAAGTATAGGTAATATTTATAATTGTTGTGTTGGAAGAAGTAAAACAGGAAAAGGTTATAAATGGAAATTTGTATTAGATAAAGGAGAATAAATAATGAAAATAGCAGATATAAATTTAGATGATTTAGATAGAACAGAATATTTACATTTTTTACAAACATTGGTTGAATACTTTTATGTTCAATTTGGAGAAGAATTAGAAATAAGAATAAAAGGAAGTGATGAAATATCAAAGTAATAGATCTATTAAATAAGATAGCAAATGGAGAAGAAATAGAACCAATAGACTATAAAGGAGAAAAATCTTTAACATATTATTTATTTGATAAATGTGGTAAAGAATGTGATGATACAAATTTGGCAGATATTTTGAATGATGAAGTAGAAATAATAGAAGAAGATAAGAAGATAGAAAAGTTAGTAATAGGAAAAGATGATGTTGCTTGGTGTGAAGGCAATATGAAAACTGATGAAGAAATGGTTGATATAGTATTAGAAATCAAAGATAAAATCAATGAAATAATAGATAAATTAAATGAAGGAGAATAAATGAAATTAAAAATAAACAATTTTGAATATGAATTATATTTTGTAGATTGGAATGATGAGCATTTAAAAATTGATGACAATGATTATAGAAGTGGGATGACATACTTCAAAGAAAAAGAAATTTATATTGCAAATAATTTAAAAAATGATAGTTATAAATATACATTAATACATGAACTTACACATGCAATTATAGATAGTTATGGTTTTTTACAAGTTGAGTGGAATGATGAGATAGTGGCAGATTTTATGACAATATATAAAAATATATTAAATGAATTAATAGAAAAAGTAATTGATGAAAAAACAAAGGAGAATAAATGATAAAAGGAATAATAATAACAATATTAGTTATAACAGGGGTAATAGTTGAAACAATATTAATAGGAAGAATATTAACTGATTTAAGAGTAATAGACAATATGCAAGAGTGTGATAAACAATTTTGGGAGGATGAAAATGGAACTATGGATAAGAAGTCAAGATAAATCAAAAATAGTAAAAGTAAATGAATTATATTCAAGTTTACAAGAAGATTTTGGAACAGGTAAGTTTGGAATATATAGTTCTAACACAAATTATTATCAAAAAGAAAGACCCTTACTATTGGGTAATTATAAAACAAAAGAAAGAGCATTAGAAGTATTAGATGAGATACAAAGAATAATACATCCAACAGTATTTATGAGTTCTGAAATAAATACAGATGATAATAGTTGGGTAGAAAATGGAATAATTTATCAAAAATATAAAGATAATTTTGATATACAAGAATTATCAACTTATGTATATGAAATGCCAAAGGAGTGATTAAATGTTTGAACTATGGGGAAGAAAAAGACCAGTAAATGGTGTAGGAAGTCCTTATGAGTTTATATTTGATTTTAATGATGAAAACTATTGCTATACTGCATTAGATACATTAGACAGGAACATATATCAAGAAGCAATGATAACAAAAGACAATGCTTGTATTATGTTTGTAGAATTTGAAAAGCCTTATGTAAAAAGAATGATAAAGGAGAAATAAATGGATTTAAAAACTATAGAAAAAGAACTTTATTCTAAATTAACTAGAGTTAGAATAAAGGGTAAAACAAGTATTTCTTACAATTTATATAATGGAATAAACGAACAATTAAAAAAACTACATGATTACGAAGAAATGAAAAAGTCTTATGAAAATATGTATAAATCAAATATAGAAATGAGTGATAAATTAACTCAAGTTAGAGAAGAATTAAGAAAAGCAACGGAAGAAAGAAGTAAAACAAAAGTTGGTCTATTAGAAAAGCAAATAAAAAGTGCCTTAAGATATTTAGAAAAAGCAACGTGGATGGATGCTAGAGAAAGAAATGATTTAATTAATATTTTAGGAGAAAAATATGATAGACCTGATTAGTTTAATGTTTGTATTCTTAGGAACAATTTTATTAATAATAACTACAGCTTGTCTTGTAATTCAGATTCTAAAGAAAAAATGAGAGTAAGCGATAGATTATATAAGAAGTTTCTAAATAATTCTATAGACCAAAAGAAAAGTAAATATCATAACACCAAAGTAGAATATAACGGAATAAAATTCGATAGTGTAAAAGAAATGAAACATTATCAATTACTTGAATATAGACAAAAAATAGGGGAAATAAAGGAGTTAAAACTCCAAGTCCCCTATGAATTAATACCTAAATATAAAATGAACGATAAAACAATACGAAAATGCGTGTACATTGCTGACTTTGTATATTATGATACAAGAGATAACAAAACTCATGTAATAGACGTAAAATCCTCATTTACAAGGAAAAATGAAGTATACAGAATTAAGAAAAAGTTATTTGAATATAAATACGGAATAGAAATAGAGGAGGTTCTATGAATAATAAAAAAGTAGAAAAAAGATGCGAATGTTGTGGAAAAAACTTTATATCATACGCTAGTAATAATCGAAAATATTGTTGCAAGAAATGTGCTACTACTAAAAATTGGGAGAAAAGAGATAAAGCCAAAACCAAAACATTAACTTGTGAGTATTGCAAAAAAAGTTTTAAAGTTTTTGAGAGTGATCCTAGATTTAAAAGAACTGGAATAAAATATTGCAGCAAAAATTGCAGTGATAAAGCACGAAGAACAGGAAGTTTTAGAAGATGCGAATATTGTGATAAAGAATTTTATTCAACTAGAAACAAATTTTGTAGTCAAAAATGTGTATACGAATATAGAAAAGCACATAATACACATAAAATCTATTATGAAAACGGTTATAAAGTCAAATATATAAATGGTTACAATAAAAAAGGCAACGTAAAGGAACATAGATATATAATGGAGCAATACATTGGAAGAAAATTAAAACCAGAAGAGATAGTTCATCATATAGACGGCGACAAAACAAATAACGAGATAAGCAATTTAAAAATCATGACAAGAGGAGAACATTCACGATTACATAGATTACAAGATATAAATAACGGAAAAAAATTATTTACTATTAAGGAGGTATAAATGACTTTAGAAAGTGTATCTAAAGAACTAGAAAGATTAGAAAATGATTTAGTTTATTATGAAAATAGATTAGAAGAAATTAAATCATTAGTTAGACCTCAAGCGATTAATCCTGATAAAATAATTGTAGACGGAGGAAAACACGTAGACAACATATTAAAATATGTAGAATTAGAGAACAAAGAGCAATTAGAAGTAACGATTCTATATATTAAGTCCAAAATAAAGGATTTAAACCGTTGGAAAGACCAGGAAATAGACCGATTAGCAAAATTTGGTGATACTATAAAAGCCGTAGTCTTTTTAAAGGAAAAAGAATTTGTTACTGATTATAACGGCAAAAAAAGGCATTTATACTGGCAAGAAATAGCCGATAAAGTCTATTGCAGTGAAAAATCAGCACGTAATTGGTATAAATTAGCAACAGAAGAAAGAAAAAAGAGCATTTAGCTCTTCTTTTTAATTATCTTTTCTTAATTTATCGTAAGCCCACCTTATAAATTCAGCTTTATTCATTTTCATTTGTTTTAAATAATCACATATTTCTTCATATTCATCTTTGTATAATCTAGCACTGAATATTCTTTTGTGCTCTTTATTATATTCTCTTATATAATCATTTTTGGCTCTTTTTCCCTCGGCAGTTAGCATTGTCGTCCCTCCTTATTGTAAGTATATTTTAGAATCCGCACATTGTCAATTTATAACTCTAGTGATTCCTTAACAATAATATATTTATTTGATTCTTTCTGCTGATTCACATACTTTTCAGCAGCTTTAATAGTCCAGAATATACTATCTAATCTATTTTTATACATAACATAAATCATTTTTTATTCTCCTCTTCTCTCCAATTAGGGCCGTCATAACCTAATCCCAATAAATAAACATGATAAATAGCTTGTAATGTGTCCCAACGTTGCTTATATGTTCCTTTTAATGTATCAGTTATTCTGATATGGTCCAAAGCCTCCGCCCATTGATATTTTTCCTGTTGTGTCATTTTTTCATAAGTCCAAGATTTATATATCATTTGTTGATAATCTTGTATAACATATTCTTTATTCATTTTTATTTTTCCTCGCTTTCAATTATTTTATATTCTGGGATTCTACTCCAGTTATAATATTTTTGTAGTTTTTTATCTGTTTTAATCATTTCTTTTAAATATTTTTTAGCTAATTCAAGAGTAGGGCAACTGGCAAGAATAAAATCTTCGTTGCCTACTTCTACAATATTAAATTTTTTCATCTTTTAATCCTCCTAATCTAACCCGCAATAAGTGCGATATTTCATGCTGTTTTTATCTAAAATATTAATTATATCTTTAAAAGTAGTTTGTTCGCTCCAGATTCTGTTTATATCGTTTAAAACGTTCTTTAATCCTCTTTTACTTTTTGTATAACCTGTTCTGTCGTTTATATCTGTTAAATCCCAGAAAGTTATTTCACTTAATCTTCCATTAACATATTCATACATTATTTGTAAATTTTTATTTTTCTTTGTTATATTATTCATTTTTAAATCCTCCATATTTTTATATTTAGATAGAGAAGGGACGAATCCCTTCAGATTCTATCTATTAACCCAGTAGCCCTCTGTTCTTACGTATTTTTTACCGTATCTGTTATAATATTTTTTCAATCTTTCAATATATTGTGCTTTTCTTTCTTTTTCTAATTGTATAAAATCTTCTTGTTCTTCTTCTGTCAAATATCTTATAAAGAATCTGTCATCTTTTTCATCGAACCAATTACAAGCGACTACGTTGTTATTATCATAATAATGTTTTACAAAATAGATTCCTTTATAATCGTAACGTCCTGAAGCACAACCGTTTTTATTTAAGTTTTCTTTTTCTTCTAAATAAGCTTCAAGGCTGCGTCCTGGTGTGTTGTTTCTGTTATATATTAAGAAATTCGCTTCACTGTTTCCTGGATCTTCTTGTTCGTCATCGTACCATAATGTTTTTGTAATTGATATTTTATTAACTTTTTCAAACTCTATTATTAAATTATCGTTAGTTTTGTAAAAATCGTATTTGTCAATTATAAAATCTTGCATTTTTTCATCTTTCCATAATTCTTTTGCTAATTCTGTAACTTCTTCTGGTGCTAGTTTTTTAAGTGTTTTTAGTTCTTTTGATTCTGCTTTTTTCTCTGTTTTTGTATAGTTTTCTGACCTATACCAACATTTTTTCATATTGTGCCATTTATAACCATTTTCTTTTAATTCTTTTCTTTCTTCTGGTGTTGGGATTCCTTCAAAATATAGCTCAATTCCCTTCTTTTCTTCATTTCTTACTTCTTTATAATTTGTTTTAATATTCATTTTTTAATCCTCTCTTCCATATTTATATAAAATTATCGTATTTAATACTATTATTGTTATTATTAGTCCGTAGATTAGATAACCTACTGAACTTTTTATATCATTAATGCAACCTATAAATGTTATCAATAAGAAGGTTATTATTAAGATTGCATTATTTACTTTTTTCTTTAGTTTCATTTTTTAATACCTCCTATTATTAGAAGCTGCTTTTTTGCATCTGGAGCAGCTAACCAGTTTTTTTGCTATGCTGTAATGTTGTTATATTCTTCTATCATGTTTTTTAATAACTTTGTTGTGTTTATGTTTTCAGTAATGAAGTGAAAAGCTGCATCTGTTGCTCTTGAAAAGTCTCTTTGTTGTAGTAGTTCTTTGTTATAATAATCAATGTTAGTTTCTGCTTTATGTAGAAAATTTAGATCACCAATTATTTTAGTAATATCTGTTACATATGCATCGTTAACATATAAATGTTTTACTTTGTCCTTTAATAATTCAACATTAAACATAAATATATTTATTTGATCGTTTTTGTATCTGTAATAATTTAGATAGTCGTTTTTTAAAGTTTCATCTGCTGCTGTTTCAATTGCTTTTAGTGTTTTCTTTGCTTTCTGATTCAATTGCATCTTTTTATTAAAATATTTCATGTTTTGATCCTCCTATTCTTCGTACTTTCTGCCAGTGTGTGCTAAATACCATAATTTGAATATTTCCATTTTTGCATCCTGTGCTATTTCTTTGATTTGTTCTGCATCTGCTTTGTAGAAGTCTTCGCTCTTGTTTTCGTTGATCTTGTTTTGTACTGCTATAATTGCATTTTTTAAAATTGCATTTTCTTGCATTATGTTGTGAATATCTTCAACTGTAAGTCCTGTTTCTTGTAAATATTTGATTGTTTCGTCCATTTTTAACACCTCCATATTATAGACTAGACTATATCATATTATTTAATGAAGCAATGTAAACAAGTGTCAAGTAAATCCTGTTCTCTTGCTTCAGTACGTCTTTATTATAGACTAGACTATAAAAAGAAGTCAATACTTTTTTAAAAAAAAATTAAAAAAATTTTTGTAAAGCTTCTGAAAACGTTGATATATAAGGAAATAAAAGCATAAAAAAATTTTAACTTTTCCAGCCGTTACCATCTAAATAATGATATAATATTAATATAAGAGAACTACACCAGAAGAGAAGACAAGCACGAAAGAGGGGAGAAGATGAAGAAGACAGCACCAGGAAAAGAAAAGAATCCAATCCAGAAGATAACAACAAAACAAGATCTAATAAAAAGCAATAAAAACAAATATAATTACAAACTAACTGAAGAAGATAAACAATCTATAGTATTAGAATATTACTTAAATAGAAGTTATCAGAACTTAGAAGCAATATCTAACAAGTATAATATATCTATAAAAACAATATATAATATAATACATGATAAAAGATATAATTCTATTGTTGATAAACTTATAACTGAACGTTCAAACAATTTCAAGAAAAAATCTAAAATACTAATTGATAAAGCACTTAATACAATTAACCAGAAGATAGAAGAAGGAGACGCATCTATTAGAGATTTAACTATTTTAACTGGTACGTTATACGATAAAACAAGGCTAGAAGATAATCTATCTACTCAAAACAACGCAATATCAATAAATATCAAGATAGAATAATACATACGTTTGATTAGTTAGTTTACATAATGTATGTTATAGGAAGCAGGGCACACGTGGGCGAGTGGAGCAGGAGCAGCAGCAGCGAGGAGGAGCAGAACAAGAGAAGAGAAGACCAGAAGGGGAGCCCCCTCCTATATGGTGGTATAGGTAAAAAAAGAAATGTTAAAATAATTCCAGTACTATATATATATTCACATTCAAATAATTTACCCATAAAAAGGTGTCAAATAAAACCCAAAAATGTCAAATTTACACCTGTTGATATATAAGGCTAAAGTGCGAATTGCTCATAGGCTGGAGACCAAAAGTAGAAGTGTAAAGTAGTCCCCCCTGGTCGAATAGGGGCATAGGTAATAAATTTAAGGAGTCCCATAAAAAGGATTCTTTTTTTGGTGGTGAAAAATGAAGCAAATAACAAGAGAGATGTTAAAAATTTATCAACCATTATCAAATATGGATTGGATGAACTATCGACTTGTAAGAAAAGATTTAACATTTCATCACATAGTAAAGCGAGAAAACCAAGGAAAACAGGAGATAAGTAACGGGTGTCTTTTGATGCCCGTAGCACATCAGTATTTGCATCTAATAGAGTATAAAGATATAGCAACATACGAAGCTATAAATAAGATATTTAGATATGTAAATGACCAAGAGTATGAACCAACAAGAGAACAAAGAGAAATAATAGAGTATCTTTTAAGAGAATTTGAGAAAGTTCATAGAAATGATAAAAACTCAAAAGGAAAACCATTAATACAATATAAGTATAAAAAAAGATGTTTGTAGATAGCACGGAGTAGATATAACTTCTTGTTCTAAAAGAAAAAGATGTATGTTCGTCACCTTATCTATTCCGTGGTGTCTATAAAGACACTAATCCTATTATAAAGGGAAATCATGTTGGAGCAGTGCAACTTTTATAGGTTGCATAGAGTAGATAACTGCTATTATTAAGTATTCCACAGTATCTATTCTATGGTGTCTATAAAGGCACTTATGTTTTTTCATACTCCTAAAAAGTGGGTTGGACTACCTGAAAAGGTTGGGAAAGGGATGTTTAGAGTCGTGAAGCGATGTGGGTTATCTAAACAATATAGCGGAGTGGAGAAGGAAGTAATCTCGCAAGTGTCCTTAGCTTGAGGTCGGTGGTGCAAATCCATCCTCCGCAACCAAATAAAAGAGGGGAAGAGACCTTCTTTAAATAAAGGAGGTGGTGATGCACTAATGAATTTAGATTTGAGTATAACTAAGAAACAGAATGAATTTATGAAGTCTGAAGCTTTTGAAACTCTATTCGGAGGTGCAGCCTCGTAGGGGGCGGGAAATCTTGGGGCCAATTAGTAGATGCACTGGTTTATGCACTACAATATGCCAAGAGTAAACAAATAATCTTCAGAAGGACATTCCCAGATTTAGAAAGGTCAATAATAAGAGCATCATTAGAGCTATACCCAAGACAAATAGCATCATATAATAACTCAAAGCACGTATGGACATTTGATAATGGTTCAATAATAGACTTTGGTTATATAGATAATGAAAATGATGTATATCAATATCAATCAGCAGAATATGACGTAATAAGATTTGATGAGTTAACACACTTTACCGAATATATGTATACGTATATGATTTCACGTTGCCGTGGTGCAAATGGCTACCCAAAACGAATAAAGAGTTCTACTAACCCTGGAGGAGTAGGACACGTATGGGTAAAAGAGAGATTTGTAGATATAGGACCAAGTGGAGAGATACATAAATGTAAATTAGAAACAGGAGAAGAAACAACACGTTTATTCATACCAAGCTTCGTAACAGATAATAAGTTCTTGATGGAGAAAGACCCTGATTATGTAAAAAGACTTGATGCCTTACCTGAGAAAGAACGTAAGGCATTAAAAGAAGGAAATTGGGACATATTTGATGGTCAATACTTTAAAGACTTTGACCGTAGTGTAAATGTAATAGAACCATTTGATATTCCAGTTGAATGGGACCGATATAGAACAATAGACTATGGACTTGATAAATTAGCCTGTTATTGGATTGCAATAGATCCTCAAGGTTATGAATATTGCTATAAAGAGCTGTATGAGTCTGATTTAATCATAAGTGAGGCAGCAGCTAAAATCCTAGAGGTAAATGGCGATGATAAAATCAAATATACTTATGCTCCACCAGACTTGTGGAATCGTAGACAAGATACAGGAAAGAACGCATACGATATATTTAGAGAGAATGGAATTATATTAACAAAGACATCAAATAACCGTGTATTAGGCTGGTATTCAGTTCAAGAACACTTAAAAATAGAAGAATTCAAAGATGAACAAACAGGAGAAATTGTGAAACGTAGTAAACTACGTTTTTTTAATACTTGTAGAAATATCTTAAGAACTTTACCAGCAATACAAAGAGATGAAAAAAATCCAAATGATTGTGCAAAAGAACCCCATGAATTAACGCATGGACCTGATGCAATAAGAGGATTTTGTATAGAAAGAACAAAAGCAACAAGAATAATGACAGAAGAAGAGCTAATGTGGGAAGAATCACGTAGGCAAAGAAGAAGATTAGGAATCTTAGGAATAGCAGGAGCAAAGGCTACCAAAGATTATATGAGTTATGGAGGGTAAGATATGACATTTTTAATATTAATAAATCTAGCTTTAATTCTATTAGTTTTGTATATAGAAATACCACGAGTAAAAAAGACACCAGAAAACACTCCAAAAATGACAAAAGAAGAGAAAAAACGCATGGAAGAAGCTAAAAAATCATTTGAAAACCTAATGAACTATGATGAAAGACAAGCAATGAGAAAGGAGTGATTTAAATGGCAGAAGTAACAAAAGATTGGGAACTCTATGAAGCAGGAATAAAGTATAATCAAAGTCTTTATGGTAATGAAAAGAACTATTATGACGTAATAGATGCAAATATAGCCTTCGCAAGTGGAGACCAATGGAGAAATGTAGTAGCAGATGGACTACCAAAGCCAGTATTTAACATAATAAAACGTGTAAAACAATTCAAAATAGCCTCATTAAAGGCCGATAATATATCAATTTCAATGCAGCCAATGGAATATAGACCTCAAACTAACGATATAGTAATGCAACAAAAGGTAAAAGATACAGATTTAGCTAATGCAGAGATAAAAAATGTCTTAGAAAACATAAAATTCGATGCAAAATCAAGAACATTACTAAGTGATGGGTTCGATACAGGAGATTGGTGCTTACATTTTTACTTTGATATGGACGAACAACCATTTAAACAAACAAATCCAGACATAAAAGGACTAATAAAAGCCGAAATTATCGACTCAACTAACGTATTGTTTGGAAATCCTAACACTCGTCAAGTAGAAAAACAGCCATATATCATCTTAGTAGGTAGAGATTTAGTAAAAAATTTGCAAGAAGAGGCAAAAGCGAACAAGTCATCATCAAATGTTGATTTAATTAAAGGCGATTCTGATACACAATACCAAATGGGTGATAACGGAAAAGTAGAAAATGATGCTGAAGGTTATGAAAAAGCACTATATATCATCAAATACTACAAAGAAGATGGCAAAATATACGCAAATAAGTGCACAAAAGGGGCATATATCTACAAAAAGAAAGATACAGGTCTATCTTATTACCCAATAGCATTTAACAACTGGGAAGAGGTTAAAGGGTCATATCATGGACGTGCTGAAACGACTGGAATAATACCAAACCAAATAGCAATCAATAAAATGTTTGCAATGGTAATTTATCATTTAATGTTGACAGCATTTCCAACAGCAGTATATGATGCAGACCGAATTGAAGGATGGACAAATGAGATTGGAGCACAAATACCAGTATCAAACTTACAAGGAGATTCAATACGTAATATAGCAGGTTATTTAGAACCAGCAACAATGTCATCACAAATAATGGGAGCTATAGAAGCAGCAATGCAATATACAAAAGAAACTCTAGGAGTAGGAGATGCTTCACTAGGAAATGTAACAATGAATAACGCAACAGCAATCATAGCAATACAAAAGAGTGCAGCTGTTCCATTAGAAAACGTAAAAGCAGCATTTTATGAATTTGTAGAAGATTGTGGAAAGATAATCATAGATATGATGGCAACATACTACGGAACAAGACCAGTAGTAGTAACAGGACCTAATAATGAAAGAACAGTAGAACCATTTGACTTTAAGATATTAAAAGATATGTGGTTACATATAAAAATAGATGTAGGAAATGCTTCATACTTTAGTGAAGTAGCAAGTGTTCAAACATTAGATAACTTACTAAATAACGGAATGATAGAATTTGTAGAATACTTGAAACGTATTCCTGATGAAATCATACCTAATAAGCAAGAATTAATTACATCTATAGAACAACAAGACATATATAAACAAGCAATCTATAACTTAATGGGACAATTCATGGACAGACTAGATCCTGAAACAAGAGCAAATCTAATGCAATTAAATCCAGAACAAATGGAAAAAACTGTCTTAGAAATGATGGGAGCATTAGATAATCCTGAACAAGGTTATAACGAAGTTCAAGACATGGAGAATCCAATGCCTACTGATGAAGAATTAGCACAAACACTACAAATGGGAGAGACAGGAGCACAACAATTAATGCAACCTCAAACAGATGTAGGAAGAAACGCAGTAGAAAAAATGCAAGAATTAGAACAAATAGGAGGAGCTAGAACATAGTTCCTCTTTACCTTAATAGGTAGTATATTGGGATTATTTGGCCCTCTCTTTATAATCCCAGTATAGTGCTTATTAGGGCACACGGCCTACCACAGCCGAAGGAGGAAAATTAAATGGAAGAAGATAAAGTTGTAGAAAGTATACCAACTGAAACAATGGAATCTGATGATGACTTTTTCGCAGAAATTGATGATGAAGTTATAAAAGAAGAATCAAATGAAAGCGATGAAGCCGAACAATCTGAAGAAACTGAGGAAAGCAAACCAAGCGAAACCGAAGAGTCTAAAGATGAAGTAGATTTTGCACCTTTGTTAAAAGCATTATCAGGAAAGATAAAGTATAACAAAGAAGAAGTGAATGTAAATTCTATTGAAGATTTAATTACTGGTTACCAAAAAGGATTAAACTACGATAAGAAACTACAAGAACTAGAAAATCTACAAAATAGCAAACTAGAAAAGTATGCTAAATCAAAAGCTGAAGAGCTAGGTATTACGGTTGATGAGTATATGGACCGAGTAGAACAATACGAAAAGGACCAGCAAAAAGCTCGTGAAGAAGAGCAATTAGAAGAAATGATTAATAACGGAGTACCTGATTCTATAGCTAGAGAAGTAATTGCAACAAGTCAATTAAGACGTGAGTTGCAAAAGAAAGAAAACGAACTTAAGGCAAGAGAGGAAGCACAAGCTAAAGAGAAAGCTAAAAACAAGGAATACGAGGACTTTTTAAAAGAGTTCCCTGATGTGAATCCTGAAGATATACCTAAGGAAGTTTTCGAGAATGCTGAAAATTCTTCACTAAGCAACGCTTATATGAAATGGCAATTAAAAGAGTTGCAAAATCAATTAAGCATAGCAAAGACTAATGAGAAGAATAAAGAGGCAGTAGTAGGAGGAGTAACTGATACTGGTCCTACAAAAGAAAACCACGAAGTAGACCTCTTCTTAGAGGGATTTAACGAAGATTAGAAAAAGAAAGGAATGATGATTAAGGGCATTAGGAATTAACTTAGCCGAAAAATATTCAAGCAAAGTTGCTGAAAGATTTAAAATGAAATCATTAGCAACAGCATTTACAAACAGAGATTATGATTGGGATGGAGTTAAAACATTACACGTTTATTCAATTCCAACTGTAGCATTAAACAATTATAATAGAACTTTAGGAGCAAACCGTTATGGAACTCCAGCAGAGTTACAAGATGATGAACAATCATTAACAGTTACTCAAGATAAATCATTTACATTTATAATTGATAAAGGAAACAAGATGGATCAAATGAACGTTAAAGATGCTGGTAAAGCATTAAGTCGTGAAATTGATGAAGTTATTGTTCCAACAGAAGACAAATATGTATTTAATGTAATTGCAGAAAGTGCAAAACCACAAACAGCTCAAGGAGCTATTACTAAATCAAATGCTTATGAAATGTTCTTAGCAGGACAAACTGCATTAGATAACGCATTAGTTCCAGCAGCAGGAAGAATTGCAGCAGTAAATGCTACAACATTAGCAAAATTAAAACAAGACTCAGCATTTGTTTTAGCTAGTGAAATTGGACAAAAAATCAAGATTAATGGTTTAGTAGGAGAATTAGATGGAGTTAAAATTGTTAAAGTTCCTGACAATTATCTACCTACTGGATGTGAGTTCTTTATTACTCATCCATCAGTAACAGTAAAAGCTGAAAAATTAAAAGATTATAAGATTCATAATAACCCTCCTGGAATTAGTGGAAACCTAGTTGAAGGAAGAGTTTACTATGATGCTTTCGTATTAAATGCTAAGAAAGATGGAATTTATTCTCATTATTCAGCAGTTTAATAAAATCAAGAGTTTATCTCTTGATAAAAGGAGCTTCAAGGAGCTCTTTTTCTGAGGAGGTAAAATATGTTAGCAGAAGATATTTTTAATATGACAATGGCAATGATAGACGAAATGTTGACTTCAGGACAGTTAGATGCAGAAGCAACAGCAGAATATAGAGCAAAAGCACCTTCTATACTAACAATGCTACAAACAGAGCTAATAGGTATAGACAATAGATTTAGAGATAAAAAAGACTGGGTATACCCTGTAGTAATAGAAAGGCTTGAGCAACCATTACAAGTTGATGATATAAAAGCACAAACACTATTAACAAATGGATTAGCAGCACAATTAATGTTGCATGAAGATAAAACATTAGCAAATTACTTTGAACAAAGATACCAAGAGATGAAAGGTATGTTTATCAAACCAACACCAAGAAAACCAGAAACAAGAGAAGATGTATACGATGCAACACTAAATTACTAGGAGGTGATTTATAGGGCACAAATAGCAAATGTAAAAGATGTAACTCCAACAAGAGTAGATAAGTTCTTAGGATTAAACATAGCAAATACTGGAGATACTCAATTACAATTAGGCGAATCAGGTAATATGGACAATTTCTATATTACAAATGACTTGAAACTAAGAAAAATGTATGGCTATAGAACTTTTTGGGACTTCGAGCACCCAATAAGAGCAACATACCCTGCTAATTTAGGGGGAATAGAATACCTTTTAGTAGCAACAAATAACAAATTATATTATTTTTTAAAATCCCAAATAGAAGATTACGAAAACTGGGAAAGTGTAACACCTGTAGAAATAGGTTCAATAGGGACATCAACAGATGTATCTTTCTTTACGTTTGATAAAAAAGTATATATTCTAAGTGGTAAATATCAAAGTTGGGATGGAACAACATTAGAAGAGGTGGAAGGTTATACACCTCTTGTTTTTATTAATACACCACCAGCAGGTGGAGGACTTATCTATGATGAAATAAATATGTTAAGTCCAAAAAAACACCAAACATTTAATGGAGATGGAACTTCTACTGTATATCATTTAGCACAAAACTATTTCACATCAGATGTAGATTTAACTTCAGTTGATAAAGTTATAGTAGGAACTACTGAACTTGCAACAAGCGACTATACAGTAGATACACATAACGGAACTGTAACATTTAATACAGCACCACCTCAAGGAATGGACAATGTAGATATTTACTGGACTTTAGATGATGGTGATAGACACATCATTGAAGGCATGAAATACGGCACAGTTTTTGGTGGAGATGTAGATACAAGGGTATTCCTATATGGAAACCATAATTACCCAAATAGAACGTATTTTAGTGGTATAGAGGCAACAAAAGGACCAAGTGTAGAATACTTCCCAGCAACAGCACACGTAGACATTGGACCATCTAACTTTGAATTAACAGACTTAACAAGGCAATATGATAGACTTTTGGCAACAACAAATAGACCAGAAGCATACTATTTAACAATATCAACAGAACAATTAAATGTAACATTAACAGATAATTCTACTGTTCAAAGATATGTTCCTGCTGTGTCAACATACCCACTAAATGAAATACATGGTAATATGGCACCAGGACAAGGACAATTAATAGATAACTACCCAGTAACAATAGATAAAACAGGATTGACTCTATGGAAAGCAACTAATGTCCGTGATGAAAAGAACATGGAAGATATATCTCAACGTATCAAGAGCGATTTAAACGATATGAATATGAGAGCAATAACTACATTAGACTTTCAACCTGAAAATCAGTTATGGTTTGGTTATGATAATAGAATATATATTTATAATTACTATAATAAAACATTCTCAAGAATAAAGATTGCAGACTCATTTACTTGTTATTCTAATCTAGGTAATTCAGTATATATGGGATTAGAAGATGGGAGAATAGTAAAGTGGGGAGAAGAATTTCAAACATTCGATAATACGCACATAATAGCCCATTGGGAAATGAATTTCAGCGACTTTGGAGCAGCATACTTAAGAAAGACAATGACAAGATTATGGGTATTAATGCAACCACAAGCAACATCAAGTGCAGAGATAGGTTATGTAACTAACCGAAAAGAATCAACAGTAAAAAAGAGAATAGAATATAAAATCCAAGTTTTAGACAATGTAATGTTTGATAACTTCAGTTTTCAAGTATCTAACAATCCTCAACCATTTAGATTAAAACTAAAAGCAAAGAAGTTTACTAACATGAAGATAACAATAGATAACGATGAAGAAACAGATTGCACGATCTTACAACTAGCATTAAGAGTTGAAAGCTTTGGTGAGAGTAAGTAGGAGGTATAAAGAATGAATGAGGAAGCAATAAAAGAGAGATTAAATGGAGTAGATAAAGAACTTGAAAAACATGAAAAAAGAATAGGTAGTTTAGAAAAGACTTATTCAATAATGGAAAGAATGGAATTCCAAATAAAAGAAATGGATGCAAACATAGCAAAATTAAGTGAAAAAATAGATAATCAAAGCAATGAAAAAGGTAGAAAATGGGACAAACTCATAGACTACCTTTTCTACTTCATAATTGCAGCATTACTAGGTTATGTAATTCATAAAATGGGATTAAAGTAAGGAGGTAATAATATGGCTTTAACAAAGATGATAGCAAACGTAAATAATATACAAGCACTATCAGATAGACCAAATACAATAGATGGTTTAACTTCAGCCGAACTAAAAGAAAAATTCGATAAAGCTGGAGCAGATATAAAAGACTATTTGAATACAACATTAACAGAAGAACTTGATGAAGCATTAGCAACAATACCAACAAACTATGTAACAACAAGCGACCCAAGATTAACAAATTCAAGAATCTGTAATAATAACTTCGATAATTGGTCTACAGCAAGAACCAATTTAAAGATAGGTTATGGAACTGCTCTACCATCAAGTGGAGATGAAGGTTCAATATTTTTCTTATATGAATAGAGGTGATTAAATGGCTACAGAATTTGCATGGTGGTCTACAAGTAATCAATACGGAACTTATACGTATGCTTTAAGTTATGACTTATTAGGTCAATCCACTGCCAATAATACATCTACAATAAGAGTTTATGGTGTTCTTAAATTACCAGTATATATTTCATGGAGTAGAGGTAGTGCTACAGTTCATACTTCAAGTTTTGGATTAGCGACTTATTACGGAGCAGGGAATCACACAATAGGTTCAGTAGATATAACTGTAGGTCATAATAGTGATGGAACATGTAGTATATATGTTGGTGGTTCAATAAGCACTTCTTACTTAATGAATGGAAGTTGTGGTGGAACAATCTATTTACCAAAAATCAATAGATACCCGACTTTAAATAGTGGTTCTAATTTCACCGATAGAACAAATCCAACTTTGAATATAACAGCATACGGAACATACCCATTAAGAGTAAAACTTGAAGCAGGAGGAAATACTTCTTTAATAACAAGAGATTTATCAAGTAGAAACTCGCAATCATACACAATACAATTAACCGATGCAGAGAGAAAACTATTAAGAAGTAAATCGGCTGATGGTAAAACATTAGCTGTAAGAGAAACTGTATGTGCTATGAATGGAAATACTGAATTAAGTGCAAGTTATAAAGACTACACTATGACTATAGTAAGAAAACCAGTAAAAGTAATGAGAGATGGTTCGTGGGTAAATGCGTTCCCTTATGTTCGAGTAAACGGGGAGTGGAAAGAAGCAAAACCTTATATAAGAAACAACGATAGTTGGAAGGAGGAAAAATAATGGCAAGTTACGAAACAGAATTAAACAATTTAAAAAATGCACAAAGAAATGCAGCAGTTGCTAACTTAGAGAATACAAGAAACCAAGCATTAAGTAACCTACAAGCAGAACAACAAAAAAATGCTGCAACATATAATCAACAAAGGTCAACAGCAAATGCACAAA